CGTTCGAGGCGACCATCCATCGCGAAGACGAGCCGGGCCTCCTGAAAGACCTCACCGACCTGGCCTGGCAGTCCGTGCGCGCCGGCTTGGTCCGTGGCGTGTCCATCGGCTTCGGCGCGAAGAAGTATGCGTTCCTCAAGGAAGGCGGCATCGCCTTCGAGGAAATCGACATCCACGAGCTTTCCCTCGTCGACGTGCCCGCCAATGCGGACGCGACGATCCATTCCGTCAAATCCATTGACGCCGCCTATCGTTCGGCCGCGGGGCTGACCGACGACGACGCCGATCGCCCCACTCCCGCCTCGCGGGGAACCGTTGTCAAATCCAACCCATCGAGGCAAACGAGCATGGACAAGAAGACCATCGGCGAGCAGATCGCCAACTTCCAGGGCACCCGCAACGGCCTGTTGAAGAAGCAGTCCGACATCATGGAAAAGGCCGCTACGGCCGGCGTCACGCTGGACGCCGACGAGCAGACCGAGTTTGACGCCGCGCAGGCGGAAATCGACGCGGTCGATGCGCACCTGAAGCGTCTGGAAACGATGGAGAAGGCCCAGGTCGCGACCGCGCGCCCGGCCGGCTACACGCCTCCGGCCGCCGGCCCGGCCGTCGCCGCGACCAACGAAATCCGCGTCGCCACGCAGAAGGCGAAGGCGCCCGGCGTCGCGTTCGCGCAGTACACGCGCTGCCTCGTGCTGTCGAAGGTGCTGCACCGCGATCCGACCTCCATCGCGAAGCAGCTCTACCCCGACGACAACCGCATCGTGCTGCTCACGGAAAAGGCCGCGGTGGCCGCTGCCAACACCCTGAACGACTCGTGGGCCGGCGCGCTGGTGTCGGACGAGGGTGGCGTGTTCGCCGACTTCAATTCCTTCCTCTACCCGCAGACCATCCTCGGCGGCTTCGGCTCCGGCAACGTGCCGGGCCTGAACCGCGTGCCGTTCCGCGTGCCGTTCGGCGCGCAGACCGGAAAGGGCACCGGCTATTGGGTGGGCGAGGGCAAGCCGAAGCCGGTCACCAAGGGCGCGTTCGCGCGCGACACGCTGACGCCGTTGAAGGTGGCGGCGATCACCGTGGCGACGAAGGAGCTGCTCCGCAGCGCCGACCCGAACGCCGACGTTCTGCTCCGCAACCTGCTGGTCGACGCCCTGCGCGAGCGCCTGGACGTGGACTTCATCGACCCGGCGAAGGCCGCGGTCGCGAACGTCTCGCCGGCCGGCATCCTGAACGGCCTGACCCCGATCCCGGCGACGGGTACGGGCACCTACGCCGACATCGTCTGCGACATCCAGAACATTTTCGCGGCCTATATCGCCGCGAACAACCCGCCCTCCTCGGGCGTCTGGATCATGCCGACGATGGTGGCGCTGGCCCTGTCGATGGTGCGTCTGCCGGACGACGGCGGCCTGGCCTTCCCCGGACTGAGCATGGCGGGCGGCACGTTCTTCGGCCTGCCGGTCATCGTCTCGGATTACGTCCCGGTCGATACGGCCGGCGCGATCGTGGCACTGGTCAATGCCCGCGACATCTACCTCGGTGACGAGGGCGGATTCTCGATCGACGTGTCCGGCGAGGCCTCGCTCCAGATGGACGACGCCCCGACCAACGCCAGCGTGTCCGGCGCCGGTTCGGACACGGTCGTCGCGACGAGCATGGTGTCGATGTTCCAGACCAACTCGATCGCGTTCCTGGCTGAGCGCGAAATCAACTGGATGCGCAACCCGTGGCGCGTGGCTGCGCAGTACCTGACGGGCGTTCAGTGGGGCGCGTGCGCAACCCCATAAGGGGTCGGTGGTGAGGGACGGGGGCTTCGGCCCCCTCCCTTTTCGGAGGTGAAACCATGGTCACGATTGAAGGAAAGGACGGCAACGTCCTCACAGTGGGGAACCGAATCGGCCGCGCGCTCGTCGATGCGGGCGAGTTCAAATATCTGACGACGGCCATCGCGCCGGGCGGGTCGCCGCGCAAGCTGCCGGCCACACCTGCGAAGAAGAAGGCGCCGACGAAGAAGAAGTCCGACCCGGACGCGTAAGCCGTACAATGCCGCATTCCAACAGGGGCGTACGATGCGACTGCTGATTGAAACCGGACGCAATGCCCCGGAGGCGCCGGTCGAGGCGCCGAAGTCGCTGGTGGCGAAGACGGTGTCCGCGCTGTCGCCCCGCGGCGGCTGGACGAACCTGATCCGCGAGTCCTTCCCCGGCGCCTGGCAGCGCAACATCGCGTTGAAGCAGGACGATCTGCTCTGCTATCCGACCCTTTACGCGTGCCTCATGCGCATCGCGAAGGACATCGGAAAGCTTCCGTTCCGGCTGATGGAGCAGGACAGGAAGGGCATCTGGCGTGAGACGGAAAACAGCGCCTATTCCCCGGTCTTGCGCAAGCCGAACCACTATCAGACGCAGGCGCAGTTTCGCGAGGCCTGGGTTCTGTCGAAGCTGATGCAGGGCAACACCTACGCCCTCAAGCAGCGCAACAACGCCGGCCGCGTCGAGAAGCTGTATATCCTGAACCCGTGGCGCGTGCGCCCCATGGTGTCGGACTCCGGCGACGTGTTCTATGAGGTGTGGGGTGGCGGCTGGGATGGGCTGAATTCGCTGGTGCCGGTGGGCTCCGAGACGCTACTCATCCCAGCGCGCGAAATCATCCACGACCGCGAATTGACGCTGCACCACCCGCTCATCGGCGTGCCGCCGCTGTGCGCGGCCTACTGGCCGGCGGTGAAGAACCTCAAGATTCTCCGCAGCGCGGCCGAGTTCTTCGAGAACGGCGCCATGCTGGCGGGCATCCTGACGGCGCCGGGCGCGCTGGGCGACGACACCGCGGATCGGCTGTCTGAATACTTCAACGAAAACTTCACCGGCGCGAACGCCGGCCGCATCGCGGTGGTCGGCGACGGCCTCAAGTTCGAGCCGTTCGCGATGAAGTCGGTCGACTCGCAGATGGTCGAGCAGCTCCGCTACTCCGATGAGCAAATCTGCCAGCCGTTCGGCATCCCGAAGTTCAAGGTCGGGCTGGGCGAGCTTCCGGCCGGCCAGAAGGTCGACGACATCAACCAGCTCTATTACTCCGACGCCTTGCAGGACCGCATCGAGCACATGGAGAACCTGCTCGACGAAGGCTTGGGCATCGCGGTGAATGAGCCGCTGGGCGTCGAGCTGAACCTCGAACCGCTGCTGCGCATGGACCAGGAGAAGCTGGCACGCGTGGAAACCGAGCTTGTCAAGGGATCGATCAAGACCGTCGACGAGGCGCGGCTGCGCTTCAATCTGCCCGGCGTGGACGGCGGCGACAGCATCTACATGCAGCAACAGAACTACTCGCTCGCCGCGCTGGCGAAGCGCGACGCACGAGACGATCCGTTCGCGACGGGATCCAGCGCTGCGCCCGCGCCGGCACCGCTCGAGTCCGCTCCCGACGACGAACAGGCCCGCGCGCTGGTCGCGGCCATCACCCGACGCTTTGAGGCCGCCTGATGGATCCGACCGCCACCGCTGACGGCATGTTCCAGGCGATTCGCGGCTGGCTCGCGCGCGAGCTGGCCCCGCTGTTCGACCGCGTCAAAACCTTGGAGACGAGCCGCCCCGCCGATGGGAAGGACGGCCGGGACGGCCGCGACGGGCGCGACGGCAACGCCGGCCGCGACGCCGCGGACATCACGATCCTCGACGGCATCGACCCGACGCGCAGCTATCCGGGTGGCACCTTCGCCGCGCACGACGGCGGCCTGATCCGCTCGGTGCGCGTGACCGATCCCGTCGACGGCGACCTCGCCGCGGCCGGCTGGCGCATCGTCGTCAACGGCCTCAAGGGCATCGACACCGCGATCGAGGACGGCGGTCGGTCGCTGTCGCTGACGATCAAGACCACGGCCGGCGACGTGGTGCACGCGCACCGCACCGCCGTGCCGGTTGAGCGCGGCGTGCACCGCGACGGCAAGGGCTACGAGGCCGGGGACGTGGTCGAATGGGCCGGCGCCGCGTGGATCGCCACGAAGGACGCCCCGGCCGGCAAGCCCGACACCTCCGAGGACTGGCGCCGGCTGGTGCGGCGCGGCCGCGACGGCGCCTCGGTGTCGCAGGCGAGGGCGCGCGCATGAACCTGGTCACGCTCGACGAAGCCCGCCGCCACCTCCGGCTCGACGTGGATGTGGACAGCAACGGCGACAGCCCGGACGACCCGGACCTGCGCCTCAAGATCGCGGGCGCCTCGGCCGCGGTGCTGAACTACCTCAAGAGCCGGCGCAACCTGTGGGTCCGCGTGTACGAAACCGACACCGCGGGCGACGAGGTGCTGGACAGCAACGGCGATCCGGTCCCGGCCGTTGACACGGACGGCAAGCCGATCTATGTCGTGGACTCCAACGGCGACCGGCTCATCGCCGACCCCATCAAGTCGGCGACGCTGCTCATGCTGGGATTCCTCTACCGCGACCGCGACGAGAACGCCGACAAGGCCTTCGAGATGGGTTATCTGCCGGCGCCGGTGACGGCGCTGCTCTATCCCCTTCGCGATCCAGCCGTCTCGGGAGCCGGCCTGCGTCGGCGGGGGCCGTAATGGGCCTGGCCGCCGGCCCGCTGCGCCATCAGGTGCAACTGCAACGCAAGGCGCAGGCGCAAGACCCGTCCTCGGGTGCCATCACCGAGTCGTGGCAGACCTACGCCCGCGTCTGGGTGTCGATCGCGCCGGCCTCCGCGCGCGAGTTCCAGG